TCGTTTGACTAACTCCAGTATGTAATTCTTGACCATTAAATTCTACATATCTATTAGCTACACTTTCTACTTTTTTACCATTTACAAATTTAGTAAAACCATTGTTTGTATTAATATAAAATATGCTTGTAGTTAAACTTGGTACATCATAATCAACATGAAAACCATGTTCTACATGTTCTTCTGTTCTAGTTCCTAAATTAGCTTTTACTCTAACTAAACCAGTTGGATTTATTTTGTTTAATAAAGGTTCAATTAAATCATATTGGTTTGACCTTTCGTGATTAATAAAAAAATTATGAGTAAATTGAAAATTATTTATTAAATGGTCTTCTTCTTTAACCGCCACATGGTCATTATAATACCAAGCAATCCAAGCTGACATCATAGTTTCTTGTATATAATTAAATTCTTTTTCAGGAAGAAAATTATCTGTAATTTTAATTTCTGACATTAATATTATTCAGTTGTGCCTGTTACTCTATCCCACCTTTGTTGATACTCATTCCAAATATAAGGAACTGTATCAGCGTCAGCAGGGTCAGCTACAGGTGGGTTCCATTTCCAATTTGAAGTATCAAATGACCAACTTGGATATGGTTGTGGTGGTATAAAACCTTCATTCGTTGTATCATAAGTACCACCTATTGAAGCAAATTCTTTTCTAAAAGTTCCATTGTAAGAAGTCTGAACATAAGTTCCATCTCCCCAAAGTGAAATACAAAAATCAATACCTTGTTGTTCATTTTCTATATCTGTTCCATCATCAAGAACAGAGTTATCTATTACATTAACTGCTTCGACAATGTTATTTGAATTTAATTTTGCAAAGTGTGCCATGTTATTTTATTCCTTAAATTATGATACTATATATCTAACAATTACTTTTCCACTATTGCCATTTTTACCGGTATTTGTAGAAGGACCAGCTCCACCTCCGCCACCTCCACCAGAATTAGTAGACCCGCCAGTATTTCCTCTATTACCACTTTCTGCGCCACCTTGTCCACCAATTGAGTAAGTAACTGAACTATTGTTATATGAATTTGATGTTCCGTTTCCACCGTTACGGCCTGAGCCACTAGAGTTTTTTCCTCCACCGCCACCTCCATAGAAAGGTGAACCACTTGCTTGACCTGAAGCACCTGAATTTCCTTGTCCTGAAGTTCCTGAACCACCGCTTCTTTGATAGCCACCGCCACCACCTGAACCACCAGAACTTCCATTAGAATTTTGACCAGAGCCGCCTCCACCTCCACCATTTGAGGTTACACTAAAAATTGAACTGTTTGAGCCATTACTACCATTACCAGTATTACCACCACCAGAACCTCCACCACCAACTGTTACTGTGTAAGCTTGAGCTGAAAAAGATGTAGTAGAACCTGTTCTCATACCACCTGCTCCGCCACCTCCGCCACAACCAGTTTGAAAACGATTTCCTCCACCACCGGCACCACCTGCAACAATTAAGTATTCAATGTTAGAATTAAAATCTCCAGCAGTAGTAATTGTAAATGTTCCTGATGATGTAAATGTGTGAGCTTTATAATTATTACCACCACTACTGTAAGTAGTAATAGTTCCACCTGTAGCAACAGTATCAATCGGAGCATTAACTGTTATTGAGTATGCTCTTGAATTTGTGTTTGTTCCATCACTAGCTTGTACTGTAAAATTCGATGTTGTATTTGATGATACTGAATCAGCTGTTCCAGAAAAAGTTCCATTAGAATTAAAAGTTAATCCAGTTGGAACTGACCCACTTGTTATTGAAAAAGTGATACTATCTCCTTCATCATCTGTAGCTGTTACATTTGTAACATTAGACGCTTCTCTACCACCATGATTTAAAGTTCCTAATGAACCAGATGCTACACTAAAAGTTGGAGCTGCATCAATATCAAAGGCATTATCTATTTGTGCAGTTCCTCCAGTTCCTAATGTAACTTTAACATCATAAGGTTCATTAGCACTTGTAAGTGTATTTGGAACTTGTGCAGTAATTTGTGTTGTGCTGTCTACTGTTATTGATGATGAAGTTGTTTCAGTTCCATCATTTCCAATAAATTTGACTGAAGTGCCACCACTTTTAAAATTAGTTCCTGTAATAGTTAGATTTTGAGGTAAAGCACTTACTTCAAAAATAGCAGGAGATGTTGAAGTAATAGTCGGTTCTTTATCTAAAGAGATACTACTTGTACCGTCATAATACTCCAAACCAGTTGTGGTAGAATTATATCTTACTTGTCCTGCTGTTGTTCCTCTTTGTGCTGTAGTTCCTGAAGCTACTTTTGTTCCTTCAGTTCCATCATCAACTATGTTCTTACCAGGAAACCTTGCTCTGTCTCTTGCTTTAGTCATTTTTTAGGATTTGTTTTTTAAATCATTTAATTCTTGTTTTAATTCTTTGATTGCTTGTATGAGTAATCCGTGTATAGCGTCATACTCTACTGTTTTGTATTTTTTACCATCATTCATTTGTAATGGCAATTTAGATTCGTTGATTGCCTCAGGTAAAACTTTTTCTAATTCTTGTGCGATAATACCAGCAGATTGTTTCCCATTATGTCTGGTAAATGTAACACCTCTAATTTCATCAAGTTTATCTAATGCATTTGGTATTGTATTAATGTCTGTTTTTAAAGCAACATCAGATATAGTTGTTGAATATGCAATTATGTTTCCATCTACATGTAAGTCTCCATCTGATTCTAATCTCATACTTTCCGTAGTAGCATCGGAATAAAATCTAATATCTTCACTAGTAGAACCTGAAGCAGCAATAAATTCTAATGCTCTATCACTTGACTGTATCTTTTTTCGTATTATAGATTGCCTAGTATTTACAGAGTTCCCACCAATAATAATATCAACATCTGTTCCATCAAGATTATCTCCTGTTCCTACATGAAGTAATCCATCGGGTGAAGAATCACCTATACCTACTCTATTATTAGATGAATCTACTTTTAGGGTAGATGTATCAACAGTAAAGTCTCCTGTTACTGTGTTAGTAATAAAGTTAGAATCATTAGTAAACATACTAATGTTTCCTGATTTGTTAGTTAGAGTTTCAGTAACATCTTTGAGTGATGTACCATTTATTTTATATTCTTTGCCTGAAGCTAAGTTAATATGTTCTGATGAAGTCCAAGCGTCTGTAGAATTTACCCAATTAAATGTATGGTCAGTTGAACCTTTTAGAGTTATACCACCACCGTCAGCTGTTGTGTCTGAAGGAGAAGATACTGAACCTAATTCTATATTTTTATCATCTACAGTTAATGTTGTAGAATTTATAGTTGTAGTTGTGCCATTAACTGTTAAATCTCCACTTACTGTAAGACCTGTTAGGGTACCTAAAGAAGTAATATTTGGTTGAGCAGCTGTCGCTAATGTTCCTGTTATATCACCTGAAGACTGAATAGTGCCTGTGATATTAATATTACCTGTTCCAGTAATATCATTTGAGTTTAAATCCAAATTGCCACCCAATTGAGGTGTTGTGTCAAATTTAATTTCTATTAATGATGTGTTAACTGTTACAAATGCTTTAACTACTAAGATATCACCACCAATAGCACCTGTAGATAATGAAATAGTTGAACCATTAGAAGCAGTAAAATCGGATGAAGCAAGTCTAACACCATTTAAGAATACATCTACTTTACCAGCTGTGTATGCTAATGTATTACCATTATTATCTGAACCACTAAATGTTGCTTGGCCTGTTGTAGCAGTATATTCATAATTTGTAAATGTTACTCCGTCAAAATTATATGTTACAACATCACCTGATATAGCTGCTGATAGTCCTGCACCACCATCAAACTTTAATTCATCTGTAGCGAGTGCAATTGAACCAGCTGTCGAAGCTGAATCTCTAATAGATAATGTTGTTGTAATACCAGCAGTTGTTGCTGAAGTAATTCTTCCTTTATCATTTACTGTTATGACAGGTATTGCCGTAGTAGAACCATAAGAAGCAGCTGTAACACCTGATACTGAATCATCAATTGTTAATGTATCACCTGAAAGTGATGTTTGTAAACCTATACCACCTAATACTGTTAGAGTATCAACACCTAAAGCAATTGCTGTATCTGAACCTGAATCAGCAGACACAGTAAAGTTACCTGTACCAATGGCCGCATCTACTTCATTAATTGCACCTACTATTGAAGTGGCTGTTGTAGTTAATCCTGCAAGGTCGCCAATGTCTGTAGATGAAAGACTATTGAATGTCGTTCTAAATTCTTCTAATGTATTAGTTGTTAATACTGTTCTAGCAGCCATTTTTAATCATTCTCCTTTTTGAGTAGACTTTTAATTTCTAACAATTCTTGTTTTAAACTATTTATCTCTTTTATTGCACTTCTTATTTCATCACCTTGTTGTTCTCTTGCTCTAACTCTATTCATGTAAGATTCGTATTCACTCCTATTAGTATTAACAATAGCTTTAGAAAGAGAATCTCTCACTAAACCTACATGTCCTTGAACTTTTAATCTTGCCATTATACTGCCAATGCAATGCCTCGTAAATCTCTTATTACAGGTGGATAACTTGATATACTACCTTTCATAACTATTTTAATTTGAAATGCTGTAAAGTCATGTATACCACTTGCTGAATATTTGTATTCATTAAATGTTTCATCATCTTCAGCAGGTATTACAGTTGTATCTTCACTACCATCTGAGTTAAATGGTGTCCAAGATAAGTCATTTATGTTTCTTACTTCTTCAGATGAAGATACTCTAAAGTATACTCTCACCTCTGAACTAGACCTTACATTTTGTGTTAGTCTTACATCTAGTGCTGTTGAGTTATTATCAAGTACAATTGGTCTTGTTATATAAACAGCTTCAGATGTTGTACCTGTATTAGCTGTATCTGCAACATAATCTGGATGATTTGATGATGTATGACTATTTAATCTATTTTGAATTGTAAATGCACTCATTCTTTGTACATCAAGAACAGGTGAAAGTTTTGTATTTTCAGTTGTCATTGTTAAAGTAACAAACATAGATTTTTGTCCTGACATTTCATTTGTTTCATTTATTTCACTTGCAACCATATTTGGAGCAGTAAAGTAAATATTATCGTTTGCAATAACTGAAACTGCATTAGTAGCTGCTGATAAACTAAATTCTGATTCAGAACCATTAACAGATTTTCCTGATGTAGGTCTTAATGAATAAGTTGTGTTTGTTCCAGGAACATTCATTGTACCTAAACTTAAATGCAATACATCATATAATCTATTTTGTGTTGCAACAACAGTTGCCCCACCTACATCACCTGTAGCATTAGCTGTACCACTTGTTGTGATATCATAACTATCTAAAGTTATATTTGAAATTGATGTATATGTTCCGTTAATATCTGAATGTGAAATACCATTATAAGTACCACTTGCAACACCAGATATTGTTACATTATTATCTGTACCATGCATACCATGATTTGGATGAAATACTCTAATAACACCAGAACTGTTTGTTGTTCTTAGTGGATTTGTTTTTAATGTTCTTGATGGTAAAGTATCATTTGTTAAAGTAACTTCACCTGTAACATTTTCAAATTCTGCTCTTTTTAATGTAAACTTGATATCTTCATTTTGTTCAGCAGTCCATGTTGAACCGTTTTGAGATTTAAATAAAGTACCAGCATATGGTTGTTGTGAAATGGTTCTATCAGAACCTATTACTGTTTCTCCCAATCTACTTACATAAACAAGATAGTTATTACTATTTGATAATACTACAAAACAATACTCTTTATTTTCTTCTAGATAAACAGGAGAAGGGAAAGCAAAGTTTGTTGCTGTCGAAGCGTCTGATGTAGTGTTGATAGAACCTGGATTTAATGTTACTTCACTAAATGGAACTATTCTAGGTCCTGGATATCCGTTAACCATTTCTCTTATTTGAATTGTAACAGGTATTGAACTATCTTTTGATGAAAAGAATAAATCTACTGATGTTACAAATACACCACCTGTATCATCTATTAAGAATGATTGTGCAAGTGGGTCAACCCAACCTATTACCCTTGAAGTTTCTCTAGTTGATGTTCTTGTTATTTGTCTTGTATCAACAGTTGATTCTCTTACTAAACTAAATTCTCTTGTAGAGTTTTCTGTTCCTAAAACACCTCGTGCAATATAGTTTGCTTCAGCAGATGTTTCAACATTTGCTACAACACTTGTATTTGTAGCTGATGATGTTAATCTAAATACTCTATTACCTACTGACCATCTTGGATTAGAATCTACAGTTGGGTCTGGCATTGTAAATGTTCCAGAACATGCACCATTTGTATCTGTTACAATGTTGCCACCTAAACTACCACCTGTTGGTGTTACATATGAACTAATATCAACATTATCAAAATATGGATAAACTCTTGTATTAGGTTTCATTCTAGTTGCACTAAATGAAATTGTTCTGTTTCTAATAAATGGTAAAATGTTTATTGTAACCAATCTACCTTGTAAATTATCCCTAATTGTATTTGAAACTAATCTTGTTCTAATAGCAGTTCTTGTTTGTACTGTTTGTCGTGTAGTTGTAATAGCAGTTACTCTATCTAATCTTCTACCTACTCTCCTAGTTCTACTTTGTGTAGATGTAATTGGTCTACCTGTCCAGAAATCTTGCCATTCATTCCAAATTGTTCCCAACGGATTTGAAGCCAAGTTAGAGTTTCTTAAATTAGATGTAACACTATCAAAAGCACCATTTGTGTTTGTTAATATTTCTGGCAATCTTTTGGTTTCTTTCCATTCATCTCCTGGTGGAGTTAATCCTACAGAACCAGCCCATGTAAATATTTCAAATGGGTTTACATTTACAGTCTTACTTGCAAATGCTTGTGTTATTAAATTTGTTTCAGTAAATGGTAATGTTATTAAGTCTCCTGTTTTCGCATAATTAGCTGCTGTTCTATCTGCGGCTAAAATTGCTGTACCGTCATCATCTCTTTCGATAAGTTGAACGGCATCCGTATTATGCATAGGTCTTAATTCACCTCCGGACATATCAATAGAAGCTCTGTAGTCAATATTTCCTACATCACCTATACCATGACCTGTAAAGTTGTCTACAATAAATCCATTTTTAAATCTATCAAATCCTTCAGCGTCTTGAATTTGTGTAGACTGAGCTGATTGTTCTAATAAATTTAGTTGTGTATAGTATTCAACATTTTCAATTCTTTTTTCTAGATTACCAATATCTCTCATGGTAAATCTTCTATTATCTACAGTTTCAATGTCAACATCATCTGTTGATAATGTATAAGCAGGAACTTTTAATGTGTATAAGTGCATTGCACCTTCTAAGTCATTTGGAACTTGTGGGTTTAATGAACTTGCACCTTCAATAACTTTAAAGTTGCCATCTTTATCTAAGAAAATTTTATCTATTCTTGGTAAATAATATTCATGGTCAGTAGAAACATCTGAATTAAATTTAACAATGTCTATAGTTGAAGCACCTGTGCCATCATAAGAACGGTCTTGGCCACCTGAATTAATTGTAGAAGCGTCATCTACTCTTGGTCTAAAATCTAATACATCTCTTAATTCATAAGTTTTTCCTGTAGTGTCAGATGTGTATTGCGGAATATTTTCATAATCTACAACACCTGAATATGAATCAACACTAAAGAAATCTCCAGAACCATGTGAAAAATAATCAAAGTCTACTAATAACCGACCTGTAGGTGTTATCTCACCAGATTTTAATTTAATTCTTCCTATATCATAGAAGTTATCTCTTTGTCCTGTATCTAAATCGAATCTACTTGTAATATCTGTATCACTTGCTGTAGCGTTTGTACTAAAGTTAGCAGCCATGTAAACTTTATTAAGTTTAAATACATCAGCTTTACCTAGACCTACAGTACCACTTTCAATAGTTGCTTGACTTGTTACTTGTAGAGTTTCATCTTCATTTAATGTTTTTGTTTTTGAACCTACAGTTGTTCTGTTTACAGTTGCAAGTATTTTAATTTTTGCACTTGAATAACCAGAACCAAAATCTAATGTAAGTGTCTTACCTGTAGGTGAACCACCTAATGTAAATACACCCGAACCGGATAATGATAATACATCACCTTGTACGGCAGAACCTGAAGAAGTCATAACAGAAACAGAATAATCTCCCTCTGCTAGTGAAGCAAATGTTTCATTTGTACCTGCTGTTATAGTTGCACTTCCTGAACTTAATGTAGCAGTAAAGTGTCTTCTTACACTAAAACTTGTATCTGATATTCCTGAATTTGATGCTGTCAATAATGTTTTTATTGTTTTATATGGCAATTCAAATATTGAAATATTTTTATCTGCATTTTGTAATTTTGCTCTTAATCTTGTTGCAATAGTTTTTGTAGATGTAGCTGCAACATTTGAACTTAGTGTTAAACTTGTATCAGAAATAATAGCTTCTACAATTTTAGTTTCTGTATTACCAGAATCGTTTGTAAATGATATACTATCTCCTATTTTTAATTGAGTTGTAAATTTAGTATTAAATCCTGTTACAGCAGCTGCACTACCTGAAACTGATAGTGAACCTGTTAATACTAAATTAGCACCACTTACTGAATCTGTTAAAGTATCAGATGTATATGTTGGCGAACCTGCCATACCTAAATGTTTTACTTGTGGGAAATCAAAATCTGTTACACCTTTAAGTCCAACAGCGTCTGATTGTATAACTGCTGTATTACTTGATGTGCCACCTGTAATTGTTTCGCCAGCACTAAATGTTCCGTTTACACTTGATAAAATAACAACACCATGAGCAGCTGTACCACCCGATGAGTATGATGAAAATCCTGATGAATCAACTGATGTTCCATCACTAGAATCATACAATTGAAAGTTTGAACTACTTGGATTTCTTACTGTGTAAACATTATTATTTACTTGTGTCATACCAGATACACCAGCAATAGTTACTTGTTGACCTTCTCTAAAATTATTTGAAGCAGTTACAACGGCAGGGTTTGCTTGTGATATTCCTGTTATGGTTGCTGTTTCAGTTGTAGATATACTTTCTAATGTACCTGTTGCACCTGAAGTACCACCTGTAATTGTTTCACCTGTTGTAAATGATTGTGCTGTCTTAATATTTAAATATGTAAATAAATTCATATCAAACAAATAGTGTTTGAATACAGCAGATGTTAATGAAGAACTTGAAAATACATTTGATGAAGCAGTACCAGAAGAATATTCAAAACCTCTAGATTTTGCTCTACCTATTGTATTAATACTTGAACCTGTTCCTGTATTTTCCGTACCTCTTGAAGCACTTGCTTCAGAATATAAATTAACTCTTTTATAGGCTTCAACATCACCAGATACAAAACCTATATCAGGCGTACCAAAAACATTTGTAACATTTACAAAGTTTGCAACATCAAATCTTGTTCCAAAATTACTTTGAGTATCAAAGTCTCTTGCCTTATTTACATCTTTAAATGTTGTGCCAACAGTTTCTATTTCATAACCTTTAACATATGCTTTACCAGGTGCAAGACCAATAGCAAGTTTAGAATTGGACGCTGTACCACCATCTACTGTAGTAGCACCGTTTGTATAGATACCTCTATTGTTACCACTAATTGCTGATTCTCTGATATCAATATCAAAGTTTCTTACAACATAATCTCCTGATTCATCAAATGTTCTTCTTGCAAAAGTGTCCTCTAAAACAGAATATTCTGTAGTACGAACTTGGTTTTGAATAATACCACTTGATAGTCTTAATAATTCTATAAAGTTACTATCTTCTGTAGATGTTAAAGATAGTTTTGATAATGTTAAATTAATTTTAAATCTATGAGCACCAGGAGCATTTGCATTTGAACTTCCTTGTGCATTGTCATTTAATGAGGTGTCATCAGATGGTGTAACAAAGCTTTCGCTTATTGTTAAACCTACACGATAACTAGGTGTATTAGTATATTTGTCTAGTATTAATGTTTGATTATCTACTTGTACATGAAAACCATTTATATAATATACACCTGCTTGTATCTCAGCGGCTGAGCCTGTAGCAGTTGTATTGACAACGGCAGATAATGATGAAGAATCTGCGGCTGTGCCTGTTATAGTTTCGCCATCTGCGAAAACTAAATCTGAATTATTTGTACCTGTTTTTGTATATTTTACAAATAATGTATCTGGGTCTGTTCCGTCTGTTGCTGAAGTTTTAACTACTGTTGCTACAACACCCGATGTTCCTCCTGTAAGTGTAACACCTTCATAAGAGGATAATGTTCCTGTTTTAGATGTTAGTTTTACAGCATAGTAAGCCAAGTCATATCCAATTTCACCTGGTATGACCATTGCACCTTTTTCAAATAAATGGTCAGATACTCTTTCTACTTGATTTTGTAGTATACTTTGTGATTGTGTTAATTCTCTCGCCTGAACAGCAAACGCTGGTCTAAATAATATACGGTGAAATTTCTTACTCTCCGCATAGTCATCGTAATAAGGCGAAAGATTAAAGTCTGTTGGACTTGGCATATATCTCTCTCTTAAAATTCAATAATTAATTTAACATTTTCTGTTTGGTCAGACGCTCTTGTTATAGGTGCTCTATTTTCTACATAGATTACATCACCTGTGTCAGCGTCAATCTCGCCAGAATTGTACCCACTTGTAAATACAATGTTATCTACAGTTTGTGTCGAAGCGTCAGGTGTTGCTGTTGCACTTGATGTTTGACCTGTTATAACATTTGCACCACTAAATGCCGTTAAGTTACCATCACTATCAACACCTTGGTCACTAAACCTTGTTTGTACATAGTAAAGTATATTGTTTGAAGAATCCCATTCTACTACTTTACCAACAGCACCTGTTGTTGCTTGATTTATTTCTTCATCTGCTGTAAAAGTACCTGGCGCAGGAGAAGCTGCTATCTTAACTGATTTAACACCACTTAATGTAGTTGCACTTGCAGCTGAACCACCAGATTGAATATCTCTTAATAATGCAATTTTTCTAAAATCGTTTGCTGTTGTGAAATCTCCTGTATTTGAAGTTTCTGCACCGATAAAGTTTGCATTTAACATTAGATAATATCCACCTAATTCTTCTACTGCATTTTTACCGTGTCCACCTTTTGGTTCTATTATACAATCTAATTCAGTACCACTTAGTGAACCTCCACCTGCTGTGTTTATGTCTGCTACTGTGATATACCCGTAAGTGTAACCAGAACCAACATTTGTTACTGATACTGCTGAAACAGCACCACCAGATATTGTTACAGTTGCTACACCACTTGAACCATCACCTCTGATAGGCACACTAGTATGAGTACCATCTGTACCGCCTGAACCAGCAGTTTTTATTGTTACAACATTTATTGCACCATCAACAGCGGCTGAAGATACAGTTGAGTTTGTTGCAACAGGCATAAAATCTGTTGATAAAAAGTTTACTTGCTGAGAAGCTGATAATGTATACATGTATTTCCATTTATATCCATCTGCTGTAGATAGTATAGATGTTGAAGTGCCTGTAGGTTCTACTGTTGAATTAGCATTACCATTATTATCTAAACACTTGTAAACATTATTATCTGAAGATAATACATAAAATGTAGAATCCCATAAAGAGGTTGCACCACTATTAGCAGTCTGAACAGAAGATGTACTGCCAGTTACATATCTTCCGTAATCATGTCTATACATATCATAGACTGTTCCTGTTGTCCAATTTCTTCTTGCAACACAAAATGAAATATCAGAACTAGTAACTTTTTTAGCTGCTAGAAAATCATCAAAGTGATAAAACTCATCTCCAACTGAATCGACTGGAGTTAATGGGGTTGAATCTGAACCTTCGTATTCTGTTCTACCATCTGGTCTTGTAGATGTTCCCCATGCCTGAGGTCTACCTAATGCTAGATAGTAGGTATTTCCTGCTGATTCAGAAAAGGATTCTTGAAATTGTTCTGAATTATGAATCCTGAATTTGTTTGTTATAATTGCTGGCATTTTTTCCTCTTTTATTAATTATATTTATACAAGTTTAACTGTAGCTAATCTTAATTTCTGAAGGATGTGCTACATAAGTTTTTAAATTATCATTATTATAATCGGGCATTTGAACTATTTCACCGTCAAGTGAAGTATTATTTAAACCAGATAAGAAATGATTTTTCCAATTTTCCATTTTCATTGGTGATATATAGGTCGCCACAGTAGAATCAGCTCCAACAGCTGTTGTCTGTGCATTGGTATGACTACCACTATATGGATTTGTTGAACTAAATGGATTTTCATACATGTCTAAAGATTTCATTCTTGGACCTGTATATGCATAACCGAAGTTATATTCTGTACCTCTAATAATTTGTTTAACCACAATTTGTGGAATAAGAACAGTAAGTTTCCTTTTAAGTGTAAGGTCTCTATTACTATTAGATAGTAAATCGTTTGTGTCAATATCAAAGTCTGGGTTGATACCTCTTTCTGCATTACTTCTCAATGTTGTTCCATCATCTTCTGTACCCAATCTTCTACCAAATACAGTAGAGAATAGTGTTGATACAACACCATAAATAGGCTCTTCACTAATTCCTGAAACTAGACCATCTACAGGAGTTTGTATCTGAGCGTCAGCACTTAACTCAATATTTACTTGACCTGTTACATAAAATCCAGAAGTATGCATTGTTTTTTCAAAACTATCTCTCCAAGTATTAATTGTTTCGCCGACTTTAATAACATATGAGAAGTCTTGATAATATAAACTATCTTGTATTCTCATTGTATCTTCTGAAATATGGCCATCTTCATTTAAGTATGCGCCTGTTGTAGTTGCTGTTGCAGCTACAGTTGTAGTAGCAGTAGCTTGGTCTGCAATTTCTATTGTAGCAGTAACACTAGATGTGCCTCCTGTTAATGTAACATTTGTACTGAATGTTCCTGTTGCACCTGTTATCTTCATAACATTCGTATTTGTATCTACTGATGACACTGTTCCTGATACGCCACCAGCACTAACAGTTTCTCCTATTATGAATGAACCTGATAAATTAGATAGAATTAAAGATGTAGCTAAAGATAAAGATGGAGGTGTTGGTGATGTTTCATATTCAGCACCATACTCTACAATTTTTAATCCCAATGCACGACCAATTTCTGAACCGTATGCTTTAATACTTGCACCAGAACCACTTGTACTTGTAACTGTTACGGTAGGTAATGTTGTATATCCAAAACCAGGACTTGTTATTCTAACATCTGTTATGTCACCTGAACCTGATTCTTGAACAATTTTATCTCCTGTGTATCCATCTCCTAATTGAGTAGCATCCTCTAAAACAATATGACTTGTAGAATTTGCTTCTGTACCTTCTTCTAAAGTAAACCCACCATTAACTACAGATACTTTTGCTGAAGCCGTTCCACCTGATGTTGCTGTAAATACTAAATCATCTCCTATTTCGTAATTTGTTCCACCATTATCAACAATAAATTGTGTAATACCTCCTGAACCTATTTCATTAACTTGTACAATGGCAGCTTGACCACCACCTGTTATTGTAACATCTTCATTCAATGAATATAAATGACCATCATTTGTTAATGTTGTAACTGATGGTATACCTGTTATTGTAGCCTTAATAAATGTGTCTGCCGTATCAGATTCAGTTCCTCTAATTTCTTCACCTACTGTGAATGTTCCTTGAACTGTATCAGAATTTAAAATAAATTCAGAAACTAAGTTTGCACCTATTTGAAACTTGACAACATTTTCTATAATAGCTGTTGATTCTGATGATTGACCTGTAATAGTTCTACCTACTAAATCAGCAGTATCACCTGAAGTACCAATTGCTCTTAATACTGTTTTAGAATCCCATTTACCATCTGATACTCTTAATACATTTTCTCTTGGATAAATTGTTTCAGAGTTTTCATTAAATAGTAATTTAAAAAATAATTCATGTCCTCTATTTGTACCTTTTGTTCGATATAAAGATTTAATATTTTTAATTAATTTTCTTTTATCAACACTTGAATTTAATTTTTCTGGTAAACTATTTAAAAATTCATTTCTAAATTTAGTTAAATAATTTGATATTACTTTATCAGGGTCTCTAAAGTTAACTAAATCTGATATTGATTGAACAGGGTTTGGTTTGTATAGGTTTAAAACTGCTTGTGCATTTGATGATGACCCTACAATTATTTCTCCTGTATGAAATTTATCTTGAGCAGAAATAAATAATCTATTATTATCTAAATCTTCAGCAAGTACTGTAGCAGTAGCATTTGTAGTTTGTCCTGTTATAGTTTCTCCTCTTGTAAATTTTCCATAAGTAGAAGATTCTAAAATTATTTTATCACCGGCATCCAGTTGTGTTCTATCTGAATCAATTCTTGAAGCGTCAAGTAATAAACTATTATCTAAGTTTGTTTCTGTTTCTAATCTAATGCCATCAGATGATTGTATACTTGTTAAAGTAACCTCAGCAGATTCCATAAAAGTATAATAAGATTTTACAAATTGTAAAAATTTAGGATGTTGTTCGAGTACAAATCCTGGAACTTGTTGATTAACTAAGTTAGATATATTTTTTGTAAATTTTGCCATTAGTAACTAGTTGTAGTTGTGTAACCAACGCCAGCGTCAGCAGAACCACCTATAAATGTATCAGCCTCTACCGATATGGATGAATTTGAAACATCTATTTCTAAAATTTGGTCTCTTACAGGTGCTATATCATTTGAACTAGGTTGTACAGTTACTTCAATAATAGTAGAAGATGAACCTCTAATATTTGATATTGAAGATACATTTAACGAATTAATTGTAATTTGTCCTGTATCATAATCAATTGTACCTTGTGTATTATTTTGATATGTTCTTGTTGAACCTACTAGATAATATAATCTAATATTACCTTGACCATCATCATCTAAAAACATTTCATTATCATTGCCTGTAATTTTAAAACCTGTAGATGATAAAATACCACCTTCAGCAGATTTATGTCCTGAATGAGGATTATATAAACCATTTCTGAAATAAATGTTATAAGCAGCTGATGAACTTAATGTAGGTGTAAATGATTTTCTAATTTTCAAAGTTGTTATGTTAGATAAAATACTATCATCCACATCATCTATCAATTCTAATACTTTTGAGTATCTAAATACACCATCAAATTTTTGTAATGTGTTTGTACTGTAATTTTGTAGTGCTGTTATTATTTCAGATTTTAAAGTATCACCTGTTTTAGTAGTTGTTTTTTCATCAAATTTAGCTGTTGTTGTTAAAAGTAGTGATGTTGTCTCTGGGTCTACAATATCAGGTCTAACTGAACCTACATTATATTTTTTTAATTGAGCAACCAAGTTAGCTTTTGTTGCCTCTGTTAATGTAGAACCTGAAGCAGCTTTGATTGCAATTTTAACCACACCATATACAGGATTTTCATCATCTTCACCACCCCATGCACTAACTGATAATGCATTTGGATAAAGTGTTTGAATCAGGTTTTCATAATCAGTTGTGGTTACTGCTCTATCTTGAGCTGCGAACTGTAAAGGCGCATTGTATCTTATAGATTCTTTTGATTGTGCTAAACTACCACCCTGTGCTATAGCTGATGTTGATATTGTTACATCTGAATAACCACCAATATTATCAGCAAGTGTAAATGTACTAGCACCATTTGATTCTGTTTTATTTGTTACAATATATTCTAATGTTACAATATTACCATCGGATAAAGATTTTCCTATAACACCATCTCCAAAATAAACTTCAAATCTACCATCTTCACCTTCTTGTAAAAAATAAACTTTTGATGTAGAATCTAAACCAGAAATTCCTGAAGCTAATGTATATGTTTGTGTTGTTGTATCAGAAGCAGAATTTTGCACAGATACTTTTAAAGTTGAAGTATCAGCGTCATCACTTGGAATTATAAATCTCTGGTCAATATCAGTATTATCATTTGTATAAGAAAATGTAACCTGAGTTCCTTCATATACTTTTAAATTGTTAAATGTAAATACACCACCACCTGTAGCAGTAATCGTTACTGATTCATTCGTTACAAATTGATAAGTCGTACCATCAACACTTGTATTAAATGTAGTACCTTTAGCAGCTGTTATTGCATTAACAGATGAAGGCACATTATTAATTGTTACATCTAATTCAGCCATTGGCGATTTAACTGAAGTTGGTGTGTAACCTAAAGATTTAGCTAATGCAACAATATTTTTTCTAACATCAGCGCTTTCTAAATACGATTCATTAATTAACATATTTGCATTATAAGACATGTAGTGTGTATTATATGCAAGTAAATCTAATAATATTGCAAAACCTGAACCTTCAAAATCGTAATCTTGGAATTCTGATTGACTTTGTAAAAAAGTTTTTAAATTTAATTTTATATCATCAAAGTCTAAAGCTGATACTTCTAATTTGTTGCTCGCCATTTTATCTTAATCTCTCTAACATTGTTTCTACAGTAACACCTTGCGCCACGCCTAGTATGTTAAAACTTATAGAAACTAAAAATGAATTTCTTTCTTCATCAGGTTTTGCATTAACCTGAATCAACTGTACTCTAGGTTCAAAATTTGCTATGACTTCTGCTATTTTTCTTTCTAAATTCATAGCTGTAAACATATTTAGTGGTTCAAATAATAATGCTCTTACATTACCACCCAATTCAGGATGAAATGGTCTTTCAAAATGATTCGTTTGAATTAAGTTTCTTACACTTCTTTTGATAGCTTCAACATCAGTTAATTTATTGACATCGTTAGTAACCACATTTCTACCAAAATCCAGGTCTAAATCTTTGTATGATTTAGTAACTGTATTACTTTCATTTGTATTTTGCGAATCATATGCCGGCATATCAATATTTATACAAGTTAACCAGCATTTACATTAGAAGAACCAGATATTGTGTGTCCACAAGAAGCAGAATCGCCAGCACGGCATACTCCTATGCTATTTACTTTTACAGTAGATGAACCTGATATCATTGTAACACCAGAATGTGGAGAAGGACCGTGATTTTGTATAGTGTCACCTATTCTAACTACACCTGAACCATTAACACGAACATTAGAGCTGCCACCGATGGCCAGACCACCTGCACTATCTACATTTTTTCTTGAAATACCTGGCATATAACTATTTATCAAAAAAAGTTGAAATTGGGGCTTGACAAGGGTATTGTTTTCCTTTATAATCCAAAGTATATGATGAATTGTGTAAAATTTGAACAAAATGATGTAAATGAGAATGATTCTCAACAACTTTTTTTCAATTATTTTACTAATCCCTTTAAAATCAATCATTTACAGAGGCAGAAAGTGCTTGACAGGTGCTCCAGAACCTTTATAATGGACACATAATATGAGAACAGGAACTAACACTATGAAAAACACTAAAAAATCAGACATTTTCAATCTAGAATCTAAGTCTAATCTTGCAAAATTACTTGCTACAGAAAATATTGAGGTTCAAATCAATAAAGTTGATACAGCTTCTTTTGATGTACAAAACAGAATTCTTACTTTACCTAAATTCAAAATAAAATCGCAAGATGTTCTCGATATGTTAGTTGGTCATGAATGTTCTCATGCATTACACACAGATTTAGAAGCATGGAAAAATATTGGTGATGATAATAAATTAAGAATGGCATGTAATGTCATTGAAGACGCTAGAATTGATAAACTTATTCAGAAAAAATATCCTGGTCTGACAAAAAACTATATCAATGGTTTTGATATGATGATGAAAAAAGATTTCTTTGGTGTTAGAGATATTGATATTCAAGAATTATCTTTAATAGATAAAATCAATTTATATTTCAAATCATCTAAAAGACTTTCTTTTAAATTAGATGATACAGAAACATCATATTTTGCAAAAGTTGATAATGTAGATACTATAGAAGATGTTATTTCTTTAGCAAAAGAAATTATTGCATATCAAGAAGAGCAAAATCAAAATTCAGAAATTCCTAACTTTGATTCAGTAGAAGATTCAGAAGGCGGAGATAACCAAGAAGCTGATGGCGATGAGCAAGAATCAGATGATGGTGAACCAAATGAAAATACAGAATCAAAAAATGGTTCTGGTGCTGGTGATGATTCAGATGAAAATACCGAATCTGATACTGATATCAATTCTACAGAGGAAAATCATGGCAATGAGCAATTAGATGAACCATTCTCAATTACACAAGATAATTATGAAAAAAATGTAAAATCATTATCTCATGATGAAAGTGCAATAGGTTATGAGTATCTAACTCTACCAAAAGCTAATCTAAAAAATATTATTGTAGATTTTAAAACTCATTTATCAAACTTCAAAACATTTGAAGCTGATAGTGCTACAAAAACTATGTTACCTGGTTATCAAGCAGAGTTTAAATCATTCAAAAAAGATAACATGAAAACTGTAAATTATCTTGTTAAAGAATTTGAAATGAAAAAGTCTGCTGAAGCATATAAAAGAGCTTCTACAGATAAGACTGGTGTTTTAGACCCACTAAAACTTAAAAATTACAAATTCTCAGATGACATATTCAAGAGATTAACTGTAGTTCCTGACGCTAAAAATCACGGTATGATTATTCTAGTAGACTGGTCAGGTTCTATGACTGATATTGCATATAATGTAGTTGAGCAATTATCTAACTTAGCTTGGTTCTGCCAGAGAATTAATATACCTTACGAAATTTATCTATTCTCAAATGCTAATAATGATTATGATGGCAGAAGAAACTCAAAATTCGGTGGTTGTTTTAATCATAAAATGAAAGATATTTATATGGAAGATTTTCAATTGGTTAACATTGCTTCTAGTAAAATGAAAAAATCAGAATTAGATAAATCGCTTATGTATCTAAGAATGTATTGTTTGTTAAATGATAGTTATAGTTATAATGCAATTGACAGAAAATGGTTTGAATATCTATCTGAAGATAAATCATACAGCAGATGGGTAGATACTTATAAAATGCCAAGATATATGAGAATGTATTCTACACCACTAAATGAATCTTTAGTTGCTTGTATTGATATTATTAAAAAATTCAAATCAGATAATAAGATTGAAAAAATGATATTTGCTACAATTACTGATGGTGCTTCAAACGGCAATACTAATCATTACAGTCCATTTTATAATGATGAAGGTGACCTAAGAGGCTTAAAACAATCTAACAAGGGTACTGTTGTTATTAAAAGAAATACTAAAAAGTATGTATCTAAAAATAACAGATATTCTAGTGGGTACATAAGCACTAGTATTCTACTAGACATCATTAAAGATGAATGTGGTACTAACAATGTTGGATTTTTCTTACAAAATAAAGCTAGTAGACATGACGCTTA